TTTTGTTAAATCCTCCTATGATATTCAATCTGCCATTGCCGGGCTTGAGGGGGATGATCTGGCCCGGTTCACCAATGCTTCCAATGTGCTTGCCAAGGGCACCAAGGCGGATGCCGCCACCATTACCAATTACATGGGCACCATGTACGGTATTTTCAAGGGAAGTGCCGACAAGATGGGCAAGGCCGAATGGGTGGAACAGCTCACAGGTCAAACTGCCACGGCGGTTAAGATGTTTAAGACCACCGGTGCGGAGATGGCCGGGGCCTTTACATCATTGGGTGCGGAGGCCCGTTCCGCAGGTATTGCCCAGGGTGAACAGATTGCGGTCCTGGGGCAGTTACAGGCAACCATGTCCGGCTCCGAGGCCGGGACCAAATATAAGGCGTTTCTTTCCGGGGTGGCCGGGGCACAGGAGGAGTTGGGGCTTAAATTCACGGATTCTGCCGGGCAGATGCTGGGGATCACGACTATCCTGGACAAGATCAAAGGCAAGTTTGGTGAGACGTTTAATGTGGCTGAATCAGACGCCCTGAAAAAAGCCTTTGGCACGGATGAAGCCGTGGGCATGATCAAGCTTTTGATGGCCGATACCACCGGGCTCAAGAACAATATCCAGGCCATCGGCAAGGTCAAGGGACTGGAACAGGCCCAGAAGATGGCCGCCAATATGATTGACCCGTTCCAGCGATGGAACCAGGGGGTCAAGGCGGTGCGTATCGGGCTGGGACAGGCGCTTTTGCCTGTGCTTACGCCGTCCATTGAGAAGATGGCCGAGGGGGCCGGGGCCATATACAACTGGACGCAGAAGTTTCCCGGGCTTACCCGGTGGATCGGCATTGCCATTGTCGGTGTCACAGGTGTCACCGCCGGGATTGCGGCATTTGCCGCCCTTGGCGGTATCGCATCACTGGTGACCACCGGATGGAGTGTTTCCGTGGGCATTGCATCCAAGGTGATGACGGCGTTCAGGTGGGTTTTGACCCTGGCCCGGACAAGCATGCTGTTTTTAAATACGGCCATGTGGGCCAACCCTGCCGGATTGATTGTCCTTGGCGTCCTTGCCCTGACATCTGCTGTGATCGGCATCATTTATTATTGGGACGATCTTAAAGCATCATTTCTGGATTCGGCCTGGGGGCAAAAGATCGTGGAAATTTTTGATGGCATTATTGCCAAAATCACCAAATTAAGTGGTGTCTGGGATTGGATGAAAAGCAAAATGTCATGGGTGCCGGGCATTGACAGTCCGGACGTCAACAAAAATATTCCCAAGACATCCCCGTCCCTGGAAGCGTCGAGAAAATTTGCTGTCCCCCAGGGCGGGGCAAGCCAGTCCATTGCCAATGCCGTTACGGACAACAGCAGCCGGACCGAGTCAAGAACAGTGAACGTTGGGCAGGTTGTTACCAGCAGGCCCATTAATTCCCAGGAAATCGGCAATCAATTATGGATGGGGGCATGATGGCTGACGATAATGTTTATTCTGATCTGATTGTTTCCGAGGATGATCTCTCCCTGGACGTGGGCGGCAATGTGAACACCTGCACGGACCGGGATGTCATTGCCCAGGATCTGGTGCATATGATCCGGGAAAAGGGATATCTCCCGCCCCTGGTGGGGAACCGTAACCGGGACATCATTGACCAGACCATTGTCAAAATCACCCTGGCCGTGGACAACGATTACCGCATTGTGCCGGGGTCTGCCACCGTTGAGGAGACCGGCACCGGGACATTTTATCTGTATGCGGACACCATTGATTTTGATTCAGTTTACATAGAATTAGGATAGATCCAACCATGGCGGATACTGACATTTTTGAAAACATGCTTGTTGAGGCCGGGATACCGACCACGGAAAATGATATCCAGGCCCAATGGGATAGTATGGCTGCGGATGCAGAGATCCAGATTTCAAATGATTCCGATTACAGCCCGTTTTGGCGGTTGATTTCCGCCATCGTGACCACGCCTGCCAAGTGGCTTGTCAATCTGCTGATTCAGTATGTTTTGCCCAATGCATTTTTAAAATATGCGACAGGCACCTGGCTTGATCTGTTTGCCTGGGGGCGGGATCTTGAGCGCAAGTCAGCCACCGCCGTGGCAGGCAAGATCCTGTTCACCCGGGAGGAGTCTGATGGGGAGCTGGTTATTGAGGCGGGGATATTGATTGCCACGCCGGCCATTAATTCCATTGTCTATCGGGTGACGGTGTCCGGGCAGACCCTCATCCCGGATGGGACATTGACCGCAAATGTCCCTGTGATTGGTGAAGAGACCGGTTCTGCATACAATTTGGGAGCCGGGTATTATTCCGTGCTGCCCGAAGCCATCACCGGGATTGCCTCGGTTACCAACGAAAGCGGCTGGATCACAACCGAAGGGGCAGACGAAGAGAGCGACGATGAACTTCGGCTGCGTTGCCGCAATCAGTTTTCTGCCGTGGGCCAGTATCATCATGATGCAGCTTACCGGGCGGACATTTCCAGTTTTGCCGGGATCAGTACCGAGTATATCATCTTTGAGCATGGGGCACCCAGGGGAGAAGGTACGGCCAATGCTTATATCATGGTGGATTCCGGGACGCCTGCCCAGGCATTTGTTGACGACATCAATGATTACATTTCAACCCAGGGCCACCACGGCCATGGGGATGACATGCAGTGCATGGTGATGCCCACCACTGAATATGATCTTACGGCCACGGTCTACTATGACTGCACCCTGGATGATGATGCCGTGTCCGAACTTCAAACCGGGGTGGAAAATATTATCCGGTACGTGTTCCGGGAGAACCAGGCATACACTGAGGAAACGATCATCCGCACTCTGCCCCTGACCCGGTTAAGTTTTTCAAAGCTTGATCAGCAATTGCATAATTTATTGCCCAACCTGATGAGCATCTCCTTTGACCTGGATGATATTGTGCCGGCGTCCATTGATCTGCCTGTTTTATCTTCGCTGACAATCACCATGGAGGCCGTATCGTGACAGTATCCACGGACCCGCCTGAATTTACGCTGCCGGTATGGCTGAACAAGGGGCAGGCGGCAAAGCTTGCCACTGCATCTTATAACTGGTGGTGCAAACTGCGGGACTGGGCCATGTGGCCGATTCAGCAAATGGACCCGGACACATGCAATGAGTCCGTACTCAAGCTGATTGCCTGGGGCCGGGCCATTGACCGGTTGAGCGATGAGCCGCAGTCCTTGTTCCGGCTGCGGGTAAAATACGCCTATGCCAACGCCAGGGATGCGGGCAGCGTGTATGGGTTTAAACAGATTTTTAACCGGTTGGGCATCGGGTACGTGGAGATCGAGGAGCGCATGGACGGCCAGGACTGGGATGTGATTGCCATTCGCATGTCCGACACCCAGCTGTCCGAAAATGAGACCTTATTGACTGAATTGATCCAGCATTATGGCCGGACTTGCCGGAGATATGGCTGGAAAATCATTGAGTCCTTGCCGGTTGAGGTCCAGGTGGCGGAATTCTCCAACGAGTGCATCACGGAAGTGGCGGAATAAAAGGAGTACACTAATTATGAGCAGTGTGATTACAACCAACGGCAGAACCCGGATGAACGAACTGGCAGGAAATGAAGAGGCCCTGGTCATTGACCGGATGATCCTTGCGTACATTGCGGATCTGGATACCTCTTTAGCAGCTGACCCGGATCAGCAAATGCCGGATGCTGATGATATCGTTTACACCTATGAAATCCCGGATGATTCCAAGGGGTATGTTGATGCGGATCAGGTTGTTTATTCCATGATGCTCGGATCTGATGTCGGGACTTTTAAATTTAACTGGATAGGCTTGATCGAAGCTGAAACCAACACCGTGATCACGGTAACCCAAACGGCTGAATCATCCAAATACCCAACCGATTTGACCACGAATACAACCGGCAACATGATTACCCGGAATGTAATCCTTTCTTACCAGGATGCCCAAAATTTAACCGGCATAACCGTTGCGGCAGAAACATGGCAATTTGATTATCAGGCCGAAATCAACACGCATATTAACACCATTGTAGACCCGGCCCAAGAAGGCACGGACCCGAAACATTTGACAGATTCACAAGCTAAGATCTGGCAAGATCATAGCGGTAACGCAGACCTTCATGTTACTGCAGACCAAAAAACGACTTGGAATGCACACGTTGCAAGCAGGTCAAACCCGCACGGTGTCACAAAGGCACAGGTTGGCCTTGGGAACTTGCCGAACGCGAAGAGCAATTCAATAACCCTAAATTCTTCAAGTACATTGGCAACGTCTGCGGCAGTGAAGGCCGAAAACGACGCCCTTCTTGCCCATATTAAAAACAAAAGCAACCCCCACAAAATTGACCAGACTGTTTCACTTATAGGTAAAAGATCAACAAACGGAACCTGGACGCTAACCGGCTTAGATGTAGGAAAGCCGTTAATTATAGGGCTTTACACCACCCAGGATGGTGAATACGCTATAGCAGAATATCGAGTAACATCCGGTAGCTATATCGGCCATAACAACCGTTCTAATGGTTATTGCATATTAAAGTTTAGTACAAGTGATAACTATTCGTCTTCTGGTAGCGCAACCCTTGTTCCGATTTCTGCGACGGTTGTTATGAAGGTTGTTTTTCCCACTACAAACACATGGATTTATGCGTATCAATAAGGGGATTTTATGCGTCTTTTTAAGCACAATAAAACAGTGATTAATTTTGACAACGACACGGACGCGGAAGCATTCGCAACAGCCAACCCTGGTGCCGAAGAATTAGACGCGGAAGAAATAGCCAGCGTGTTTGGAGATTATCCGCATCTTGCAGGACCAGAGACCACAACCGTGGAAGACAGCAATATCGTTTTTACATTGCCACTGGAATACCGCGATCTGGACGCCTGGTTTGATAGTTTTATTCGGCCGAATAGGGACGCTTCTCTTCTCAAAACAGATAAATATTTGGTTTCTGATTACCCTATTGATGCCACAACATTGGAAGAAATAAAGGTATACCGCCAAGCACTTAGGGATTTCCCTGCAACATTTACTGAAATTGTCCCTTTGGAGACTATCCAATGGCCGGCTGCACCAGAGACGATATTGAATGTTAATTGATGATTTCAAAATTCCTGGTAAAAATTTAAGGGTTTCTGGAAGCCTTGAACTGAGGACGGAAGCCATAGCAGGCGAAACTTGCTCAACGGATTCGGTTGACAAGGGAATAAAGCCGAAGACGCTAAGGGTGTCCGTTGATATTCTCTTCAGTGCCAAAGATGACCTGTTAAATTTGATAAAAAAGGCAGAATCAAAGAATAGCGCCGGGGAACGGCATATTTATACCATCACCCATCGCACGGCAAATTCAGCCGGCATAAGACAGGTCCGTTTTTTTGAGCATTTTGACTGGCGGGAAGCACGAGGCCTGTTGATGTGGCATGTATCGTTCACTTTGCAAGAGTATCTCAGTAATCCTGAACGGTCCGAAAACAGGGAAACAACCGCACTCACCACTAACGTTACCCAATATCAAGCGATCTTGGATCAGGCGGAAAGCATCGCATGAAACTGATTAAACGAATCACAGTGAGCGGCACCGAAGTGGGGCTGGTCCGGGAACATGTCTGGCTGGATGTGTGTACCCCTGGACGGGCTGATTTTACGGTGCGCAGTTCATCGGCATTGTCCGGTATCGTCCGGATGTCCCTGGGCGTGGCCGGCCGCAACCTGGTTGAATATTTTACAGGTTTTATCGTGCGCAGTTCAACCGTGGACGGATCTCAGCAGCGGATATTCTGCCGGGAACTGTCCGCCGTGCTTCAGCAGAATTTACCCATATCGGCACGGAACGTGTCCATGCGGGATATTCTGGGCATTTACAGCCGGAAAACCGGTCTGACCTTCATCATCCCTTCACAGGAGTATGCCGATACGCCATGCCATACATTCCAGACCCACGGTTCCGGTATCCACGGCATGGACGCCCTGGGTAATATCTTCGGGATTACGGATTATATCTGGCAGCAACAAGGAGACGGCAAGGTATTTGCCGGGGCATGGGCAGACAGCAAATGGGCGGATAAGTCCGTTACCGTGCCGGAAAAATTCTTTCAGGATGTTCAGCTGGATGGCACAAAAACCATGCAGGCAACCCCCGGATTACGCCCGGGTGTAAAATTGAATGATCAGTATATAACCAGCCTGCAGCTGCAGGAACATTTTATGGTGGTGTCATGCGCAACGCAATTAAACGGATAGTGCTCAGGATGTTTCCGGAGCTGGCAGGCGGGTATCACCTGGACCGGTATGCCAGGATTTTAAAAATATCTGATCCCCCAACCGATGGTGTCACGTGCGACAGGTTTCAACCATATTGGGCTGCAGACATTGAGATCCTTACCCCGGATGGTGAAACCGCCGAAGGATATCCCAAATATGAATCCGTTCCTTTGCCCCTGCCCATGGCAGGCGACCTTGAAGGAATGTTCCTGTGGCCCAGGCCCGGGGCAATCGTAACAGTACGATGGATTGAAGGCCGCCCGGATCACCCGGTAATCCAGCACATCTATCCCATGGGCCTGACCCTGCCGGCAGTCCCGGACAATATGGCCCGGTGGCAGCAGCGGGATGGTGTCCATCAATATGTGGATGCTGCCGGGAACTGGGAACGAAAAACAGACCGGGAGATCCGGGACACAGCCCAAACCATCACCGAAACCACCACAGGCGCCAGAACGGAAACCGTGGGTGGAACATCGTCGGAAAACGTCACCGGATCGAAAAGTGAAACCATCGGCCAAACAAAAACGGTAACAGCCGGGACAGCATATCTTGTCACGGCCCCGGTGATAGAAATGAAATCCCAAACCGGGATCAGTCTGCTACCAACCTTGTTGGATGCCTATGACGCAATTCAAACGGCCCTTGATATCCTTGCAACCCATACCCACCCAAGTGCCGGAAGCGTACCTTCTGAACAGACAGCAATACAGGCAGAAGTGGATTCGCTTAATAAGAGTACATCTGCACTAAGCAGCCTTCAAGGCTAAAAAAGTAAAAGGATAGAGAAGCTGCCCCGGTCAGTGCGCCAACACTGCCGGAGCGAATGGACTCCAAACAGCCCAGACATCACAATGTGACAACTTCCCTGCTCGGACCGAGCAAAGGGGATATATCAAGCTGAAAGGAGTTTGTCCATGAAAAGCCCCCTTGCCTACATCGGAGGCAAATCAAAATTATCGAAACAAATCATTTCATTCATGCCCGGCCACAAAACTTATTGCGAAGTCTTTGCCGGCGGTGCATGGGTGTTTTTTAGAAAAACACCGTCAAAGGTTGAAATCATCAACGACCTGGACGGGGACCTGGTCTCTTTTTACCGGGTGGTGCAAAATCACCTTGAAGAATTCTTAAAGCAATTTAAATGGCTGCTTGCCTCCCGGGAATGGTTTGAAGACTGGAAATCCCAACTTGATGGCCGGGGGCTGACTGATATTCAAAAAGCGGCACGGTATTATTACCTCCAGCGCCTGGCCTTTGGCGGCAGAGTTCGGAACCGTTCGTATGGCGTCCAGACAGATGGCCCACCAAGGATAAATCTCCTGCGCCTTGAGGAAGAGATGTCCGAGGTTTACCTTCGCCTGGCCGGCGTCCAGATTGAGAACCTGTCATGGAAAGATCTCATTACCAGATACGACAAGCCCGATATTTTGTTTTACTGTGACCCCCCATATTACCAGTGCCCGGATTACAAGCACAATTTTGACCTGGACGATTTTCAAGACCTGGCCACAAAACTGTCAGGTATCCAGGGGAAATTCATGTTAAGCATCAATGACCATCCAACTATCCGCGAAGTCTTCAAGGCATTCAAATCCAAAGAGGTAACTTTACAATACACCGTTTCCCAGGCAGGCCCGATTGATGCCAAAGAACTGATCTTTTCAAATTTCGATCTGAAAGAGTACAAAGAGCCCGACCTGTTCACCCTTTAACCCCACACCACATACTCAAAAGCCAAGGCCCAACGTCTATATGACGCTGGGCTTTATATTTTTGGGCTATCCGCCAACCCACCAGCCAAGCTGGCGAAAAAACTCCAAAGCCCCCAAAAAAATCACTCCTCCGCACCACACCTGCCGCGTTTTGGGGCGTTTTTTTGGCAATTAAGGCATCATGGCAAAGGAGGTTGTGTGCCTTGTGGCTGTAGGCGGTTGCGGTAATACTTTGCATTGCAATGATTGCGGAGTATTGCTTAAAATGGCAATTTCGGCGTTTTAATGAAATGGTGATTAAATTAAATGAAAGCTTTTATAGGCGGGGCTTTGGCGTGTTTTTTTTGGCGAACCTTCACCACTGGATGGATGTTCGTGGTGAGGGTTCGCCGGAGCGGAATCAATCTGTGCAAACGTTTAACATGCGCATAGGCTGTGTTCTTCAAAGGTTTCTTGCTTGTAACAGAGGTCACAGAGAAACCGATTGCCGCTTGCAATTGGCCGCGCACCGCAGCAAGAGCACATCCTTGTTGTTGATTCTCTGGTGTCTGGCATCTGTTCCGGCATCCTGGCAATGCGTGAAATTGTGCTTTGGGGAACATTGTAGATCATGGCAACATCAATCTGGCGGAGTCCTTCGTCAAGCATGTGTTTGATGTCTTCAACAGGTAGGTCTTGTTTTTTGTGCATGAATTTCCTCCTTTTGGCCCGGGAGGAATATAAAAGGCCCATCCCGGGTACGGGTATGGGCCGATGATTTGCGAGGTGAGATAAATATTTTTAATTTATTGAATTAATGCTGTCAATCATATTTATTTTAGGCAGACTCAAGCCTTGGAAACGGTCTGATGTCATATTGCACTTCACAGCCGCCGATCAGAAAATGGAGGCCGGCACGGTACAGCAGACAGTTGAAGTGTTTGACCTGGTCGATGAATTTGAAGGATAGGGGCAATGCTTCTGCTTTAGCCTCCTCGGTTATCAGCATTGCGTCTTTTAATACGTTTGTGTCCCAGGGTGTTGCCAGGTAATCGAAAATATTGGGCGGCTTGGCGTTGGGTGGATTAAAGTAGCTGCCCATTCCCGGTTTGATTTGGCCATTACAGTCAAAAATAAGGAAGTCATCCGGCCAGGTCTTTGTACATGAGTTGCAGATCAGTTCCCATTGGCGCTCTCTTTTGGGGTTGAAGACGATATTTTCCTGGGACCCCTCCGTATTTTTCGAGTTTTTTTAAAAATTTTCTTTCGTTCTATTTTCAGCTTTATGATTTCATGTACTTCGTTGAATCCTTCCTGATCAATCTCTTCCAAAATCAGCAGGTCTTCATTGATTTCCTTTGCTTTCTCAGGACGCTTAAATCCTCTAACTATATCTTGATGCTCCGTTATTACGGATTGCTTTTGGGATAATGGTTCTGGATTTTCATTAGTTTTTTGGGAGGTCTCTCCAAATAGTAACCAATTTGGTTCTACTTTAAACAATTCAATGAGCCTTGTGATGGCCTTGTATGAAGGCTCATATTTATGGGTTTCAAGTCCACCTACGTTTCCTTTTGAAAACCCTGTTTTTTCAGCAAATTGAGCCTGACTTAAATTGTTGGTAAGACGAATATAAGCAATACGGCCACCTATCGTTGACAAATCTAACTCTGATATCTGTGTCTTTTTTCTTGACATTACTCTTAAATCTGTGTGATACAACACTCACATTTTAGTGTGAAAAAAATAACGCAAAACAATTTAGTCTAAAAAAGGAATCACAATGCAAAAGCAAAACATGACTCCTAAAGAGATTGTCAACGTCCTTAATGACCGGGGTATAAGTCAATCCGGTCTTGCAAGGGACCTTAACCGTTCCCCTTCTCATGTCGGTCGGGTAATCCGTGACCCAAAGCGCAGCTGGCCGATGGCATGCCATATCGCCAGGGCGCTTGACAAAAAACCGGAAGAAGTATGGCCAGAAACATTTGCGCCGGATCAGCCCACCCCGAAAGTTGGCAGACCTTTGGGGCGGGGTCTTTTTACTCACAAGCCGGCACAATGTTTCAAAAGTTAAACATATTACCCTTATTTCACTTTCCGTTATTTTTCAACCATCAATTGTATTATCCGTCGCTCCGGATGAGTACAAAATATTAAGATCGGAGGTCTTTTAATGTTGTATTCCGATGACCAAATCAAAATTCTGGAAGCTGTTCAGGCATCAGTAAAAAAGCACGGTGTCAAGATGCTGGCATCAAAATTATCTATTACTCCACAAACTTTATATGCGGACGTGGACCCCAAAAGCATTGGCCGCAGGACGAATAAACTTGGTGTATTGGACTGGCAGGTAATCCTTGGAGAATCCAAAGACCTGTCAAGCCTTGATGCGCTTGAGCAGTCCTTAGGGCGTATTGGCTTGCCGGTGCCGGTTCCGTCCGAGGATATGACAGACAAATCATGGGTTGAGTACTGTGCCCTGGTTGTCAAAGAGTCCGGCGAAGCGGCGGCGGAAGTCGCAAAGGCTATTGTTGACGGACACATTGACGACACAGAATTAAGCAAATGCATCAAAGAGACATATGAGGCGATGGAAGCTCAGGCGGCATTATACCTGGCCCTGAAAAAATTGGAAGAAACCAGAAATATACCATTGTATTGAAACAATCCGGGCCGGTGATTTGCCGGGGTGAGAGCCGCATTTTTACGGCCCGGTGCGTTTCAGAAAGGAAGAGCCATGGCAGAAATGTTGAAGACACGTGCTTATTCTGATGAGCAAATTGATTATATAAAAAAGGTACTAACTACCCAGCATCAAATCATACAGTCTGTTATAAAAAGTTTTTCTTTCCCGTCGGTACAGATCAATGTGGACGCCATATCCAAAGTTGTTTCCGACGAAAACGCCACCTGCCTGCGGGTGCTTGATACTGGATACACATATGTACAATAGTGATAACAGCAACCGGGTGGATGAAATTGTCCGGGCTCTCAGGGATGACTCACGCCTGCGATTAGTTGATAAGGGTGGATACCTAAGAGATGGTATCTGCCCCGCTTGCGGAAAAAAAGAGCTTTACGTCAGAAAATCACAGCCTTTCAGAATAGCCTGTGGCCGTGAAAACAAGTGTGGTGCTTCCTGGACGGCAAAGGAGCTGCTGCCACACCTGTTTGAAAACTGGGAAAAGCGATTCCCGCCAACGGACCAAAACCCGAACGCAACAGCAAGTGCATACCTTCGTGAAGGTCGTGGTTTTGATATCGTCAAATGCCACACCTGGTACTCCCAGGAAAGCTACCGGCTGAAATCCGGGGAGTATGTCCCTACGGTCAGGTTTTATCTTGACAAGGGCCGGACACGCTGGTGGGAACGGTTGATAGGGAAAACCAAGGCAGATGGTCAAAAGGCAAATAACGGCGGACAGCGAAAACATGATGGTTCCTTGTTCAAGGGAGATGCATGGATGCCGCCAGGCCAGACTATTGAACCAGGTGATCAAGTCTTCATCACGGAAGGCATTTTTCACTCCATTGCCCTTGCACATGCCGGTAAAAAGGTTGCTGCCTCCATATCCTGTTCGAATTTCCCGTCAAATCTGATCGAACAAAATAAGGGAAAGAATGTTTGCTGGGTACTTGCTATGGACGGAGACAAGGCCGGACGCGAACACATGCGGACTCACCGCCTGAAAATCCTTGAGATGAGGGAGCAAGTTGATATCTGCCTGCTTCCTGACGGGAAAAAAGACTGGGACGATCTTTGGCAGGAGGATCGGCTAAAAGATGACTTCTTTGATAAGTGCTTTTACCATGGCCGCCTGTTTACATCAAATACCGTAGTTGAAAAAGCTTGGCATACCTTCTGCCGGAATCCAACACAACGCATATTGACTATTGATTATAACAATTCGCTTTGGGAAATTGAGGTGGACTCAAAGTTTGCTGCCGAGCTTCACGAAGAAAACATCATTCTGACATCGCCGGAAGGATTCGAGCGGTTCCGCATAGCTTGCACAGTTGACCAAATCTGCACGGTTTTCCCACGATTCGTTTACATTGAAAAGGATGAACTGGTTGGTGACCAAAGGTATGTATTCCAAATATCCTATGAAAACGAATCCATTACCCACACGATTGACATTGAGGGAACATCCTTAAGCAGCGCCGATGCATTCCACAAGGCATTGCTCAATAATACAAACGGTGGGATGTATTCAGGCAGTCCCAAAGCATTCAAAGCCATGACTAAAAAATGGTTCCGGCGTCAAATGATGACCGTAAAATCAATACAGTACATAGGCTACGAAAAAAGTTCAGGGGCATGGGTGTTCCATAATCATGCCTTTCTTAATGGCCGGAAGATCGCAAAGAATGAGTTTAATTATTTTGACTTGGGGTCTATAGGCGTCAAACCAAAAATGAACACATTCGATATCAACACTGATGGAGAATTCAACCCAAAATGGTTGCCGAACTATATACGTACATTCAGTAATCAGGGGCTATGCGTTCTTGTCTTCTGGCTTGGCAGTCTTTTCGCACAGCAGATCAGGGCAAAACACAGCAGTTTTCCTTTCCTGGAGTTCACAGGCGAAGCCGGTGCAGGAAAGACAACTATACTTAAATTTTGCTGGAAATTGCTTGGCCGCGGTGGAAGTTACGAAGGGTTGAATATCAACAACACGAATAAAAGGGCAAAAAGAAGACTGTTTGAACAGATCTCAAATCTACCCATGGTCATCATCGAATCTGACCAGGGAAGCATGGTCGCAGGTAAATCAACACAGTTCAATTATGAATCGCTGAAAGATCTATATGAAGGTGGCCCTCCTGGAACAATAGCTGTAGCTACCAGGGACAATGCCACAAAATCACAAAATTTTTTAGGCACATTGGTATTTAGCCAAAATGAGTCAGTCACTGGTGGAGAACCGATACTTTCCAGGATCGTTCATTTGCATGCAGATAAAAAACACCATACCAACGGCACAAGGGAACTTTCCAGGTGGTTTGAACGACAGGAAGTATCTGATGTTTGCGGCTTCCTTGATGCTGCGCTTAAAAACGAAAAGAACATTCTTGATACCATGTTTTCAAAATTTGAATCCATGGAGACATTTTTTGAACAGCGCGGGGTTACTCACAGGCGCGTTATGAAATGTCATGCCCAGATTGCAGCTATGGCACACGCCATGAAAATAATTTTCCCGAATTTCACAGAAGAAATGCTTCGTTCGTTTTTAGACTATCTGGTTGACAGAGCGCTTGATAGGACAAAGCGATGCGCGGCGGATCATCCGACAATAGATAAATTCTGGGACACTTTTGAATTCATAAATGGAGAAATGACAGGCGGTAGCCTGAATATTTCAAAGGACAAAGAAGAAATCGTTTTCAACTTAAACATGTTCAGGGCACAGTGCCATGCCTACAGTCAGGAACTCATGGACCTGACAGAATTAAAAAGACTATTGCCAGCCAGTAAACGACACCAATTCGTCACCAAAAACAAGCCTGTATGGTGTCCGACTGAACAAAAAACCATGCGGTGCTGGGTTTTTAAGGCCAAATAGAAATGGAAGAAACATGCTCAACCTGTAAGTGGGAACTTTCGTGCTGTTTCAGTGTTCCCAACAGGGATGAATTTTTTGAAGGATGCTGGACCGAAAAAATAAAGGAGAGAAACATGAATCACAGTGTGGCAGCGAGTGCGAATTGTTCGACGAAAACAAATCAGGCATTCAACAAAAAGATAGAAACATACAAACGTAAAAAACGAAATCTTTTTTCATATACTGAAAAAATAATGGTGGCCATGATGTGTCCGGATTTGTATCTGGAATTGATGCCCAAAAAATATATCGACAGACCAATGGCTGCATATTTTAAGGTGCTTGATTCTGCCCAACGCGCCGTTGTTAAGACTCATTATGGATTAATTTAATACCGGAAATCCTTGGTGGGAGAAATTATGAAAAATGATCAAAATAACATAGTCAGTCTGAGCGGCGGCAAGGATTCCACGGCCATGATTGAAATGATGATTGAACGCGGTGAAAAAATCCACAGCGTTATTTATTGTGACATGGGCACATGGGAGTTCCCGGCAATGCACGACCATATCAAAGCCGTTGAGAAATCAATAGGTATTCCCATTGTCCGGGTAAAGCCAAAATGGGACCCTGTCTATATGCTGACTAAAAAGCCGGTCATAAAACGCGGATCAAAAGAAGTTTACAGACTTGGAAACAACTGGCCGTCTGCCATGCGCCGGTGGTGTACCCGTGAAAAAATGAATGCTTTGCACAGGTATATAAAAAGTGTTCCCAATGCCGTCTCGTGTGTCGGACTTGCGGCCGGAGAAGAGGACAGACTGAAATCATCCGAAGCGGCCAGCAGAAAAATCACCTGCAGGTACCCGTTGATGGAATACGGCGTAACCGAATCCGACGCCCTGCAGTATTGCTATTTCAAGAGCTACACATGGGATGATCTATATGAGCTTTTCGGTCGCGTGTCCTGCTTTTGCTGTCCTCTACAGCCGCTTGGCGAACTTCGGAAATTGCGTCGTTTTTTTCCTGATCTGTGGAGCCAGATGCTTGATTGGGATTCTCAAATAGACACTTCATGGGGAGCCGGGTTTAAGGGGTACAGAACAGTGCATGACCTTGAAAATAGATTCTCTGAAGAGGACCGCCAAGGAGACCTTTTCCCAGAAATGGAGTTGGTGTGAAAATCCTGATTGCCTGTGAATATTCCGGCCGGGTCCGGGACGCATTTTTAGCAAAGGGGCACAATGCCATGTCTTGCGATTTACTGCCGACACAATCCCCAGGGCCGCATTATCAAGGAGATGTCATGGATGTCATAAATGATGGTTGGGATATGATGATCGCCCACCCGCCATGCACTTATCTTACATGCACAGCAAATAGATCTTTTATCAATAATCCAGACCGATGGCGGAGCCGCCTGGATGCAATGCTTTTTGTCCATGCCCTGCTTAATGCTGACATTGAAAAAATTTGCATTGAGAATCCCCAGGGAGTGATATCAACGCATATTCGACCGCCAGACCAATACGTTCAGCCTTCTGATTTTGGTCATCATGAGACAAAAAAGACAGGGCTTTGGTTGAAAAATTTGCCACTACTTCTCTCGACCAAAACAGTTGAACCAACATGGATTCTTCGCGGTGACGGAAAGCGGTATTCACCGCAACATGAGCGGACGCACTCTTGGAAAAAACGCAGTGAAACCTATACTGGCATTGCCAATGCTATGGCTGATCAGTGGGGCGGAAATGGTGAGTATGCAGTACCGGTTGTGCCAGGTGTCAGGGATAAACAAATGGATCTATTCCCTGCTACTGCAAAATCAATTTAATGGGCTGTACTCTGGCCCAGGAACGGGCCTGAATTTAGTTATCTAATATGAGCAATCGGGTATTAAACAAGTCGGAGGAATTATGAAAGAGGCCTATTATTGGGCGGTAGAAACATGGGAATGGTGGTGCCCTCAATGTTGGGAATTAAATGTTGAAACAGATGATCCAACAAATCGAGAAACATTAACTTGTAAGGATTGTAAAACGGAGTATGTGCCGATCAAGTCTACGACCACAAGCATCAAAAAACACAGTTAATAATATAGCAACCGTTCAAACTAAAATTAAAGCCTGGGCAATACCAAGACCGGTTGAAAGGAAGGGTGGTGACCCCGGCAGGCCGATCCTACCGGGGCTCATCAGAATATATCAGTGTCGCCTAAGAAACACTGATAAAACAAACTACATTATGCAAAATTATAAATCAACTAAATGATGTATTAAATTTACAGAAACCATCATGAAAAACAGCAAATACGAGATACCAACCCGGCGATGGCCCGGGTCTAGAGAGTACGATTTAACCGGCTTGCAAATCGGCAACCTTAAAGTGATCGGATATTACGGCGGCAAGTCCAGGGCCAACCGAGGCAGTGCCTGGGTGTGCCGGTGCGTTTGTGGCCGGCATGAAGTGCGGCGTAGTCAGTCTTTACGGCGTGGCGTTGCTGATGTTTGTCAGGCTTGTCAGGCTGAAAAAAAGATAGTTGCTGAATAGGATAAACATTGACCGGACCCGATATAGATACACTTGCCGCTAAGATTGCTGAAAGACTCACCGCATTGCCAAGGTGGATGAAGCTAAAGCAGGCTGTTCTGTATTCAAACATCGGGAAAGATCGTTTAATAACACTTGCGAAATTAGGTCATATAAAAGGCGGCCAGGATACAGATTTAAAATCAAAACCATGGATTTTTGACCGAAAATCTATAGATGAATACAGGTCAAAGCAAGTATCAAACTCACCCCAAAATGATGCTGAAGAATTCGCCCTTGATTTTATTACAAAAATCGGTCTTTAATACGCCCATGAATACTTTCAAGGTCAATGATTTTCGTGTGTACCGCCGGACCGAAGGCGGGACATGGCAAATTGAATTGACCCGTACAAAACGATATTCCCTTAAAACAAAAGACCGTGATCAGGCCGAGGAACGGGCAAAGGCGATCATCGGAAAATATCTGCTTGGTAAGATCCAGTCCCTGGAAACATACAAAAATTTAAATCTGTCCGCCTACCTTAAACAATTCTTAAGGGATAAGGATTTTGACTCAATTAAAACGGAAAAGGCATACAAAACCGCAATCAATGCCTTTAAAGCCTTTAAAGGTGACATACCCATTCGGTCCATTACCACCCAGGACATCAAAGATTTTAAAAACGATCACCGTGCCAAGCGCATGGACGCTCGCAAAGGCAAAACAGAAAAAGTCTCTATCAATAGTTACCTGCGCCATATTAAAGCCGTCTTAAGAAAGGCTAAAGACGACGGGATCATTCAATCGGTACCAAAAATTGAAATGTATAAGCTGCCAAGGACACAGCCGGTCATTTTATTGGAAGATGCCAAGAAGAAAATCTTTAAGTTGATGGCCAAAGATGATCCGCGTATGCTTAATATTTGCAAGTTCGCTTTATTTACTGGTTGCAGGAGATCCGAGATTGTATCGGCCAGATGGGAAAATTACCGCGGGTTTACCCTTAAAGTTATCGGCAAGGGCGGCAATGAAAGAACCGTACCACTCATTCACCAGGCCAAAAAATACATGGGAAGGCCACAAAAAAAAGGCCCTATTTTTTGGCAGGCCCATCCGGACACATATACCCACTATTTTAAAAAATATGCTGTTAAATGTGGAGTCCATAACGTAAGCTTTCACAAAATGCGGCATACGGCAGCAACTGAAATGTTAGAGGCTGGTGTTCCCATGCACGTTGTGCAAAGCATACTTGGACATACTGACATTGCAACAACCCAAATTTATGCCCAGGTCATGGAAAAATATATGGCAAAAGAGATGGAGAAGTATGGGACATATTTGGATCAAAAATGATAATTTGCGCACAAATTTGCGCACAAACGGTATGAAACCCGCATGGTTATTGGCTTTAACCAATACCTCTTAATCAGTAGGTCCAAGGTTCGATCCCTTGATGGCCCACCACCCCGTCAATAAAGGCTTTCAGTGTTTCCAGCTGAAAGCCTTTTGTGCTTTTAAAGGTTTGCTGTGTGAGAGTCTGTGTGAGAAAATTGATCAAATCCCTTTTCCAAACGCTCTACTGCTGCGCGTTCTCCATCACCAATTGAATGAAGATAAATTTCAGTAGTCTTGGCGTATTGGGGCCAAGAAAACGTTCAGATGTTGAAACTAAAGATCCAGTAGAACCAAGTGGGGTTGGCCCAAACGGTTACCGTATTGGATATACAGAAGAAGGAAATAAAGTTGAATGGATACCGGACGGAGAATCTCCTGGCGAAGAGTGGCCAATGATTCTTCGTAGAAACGATAATGATATTTTGGCGGCTAAAAAGAATTTTGGGATAAGGTCTGGTGGAATCGTCATAAAAATTTGATCTATAAAATCGAAAACGGCGAAGAGACTTTGTCTAAAGAACAAAAACCAATTTTAGAGAAAGCAAAAAAGGCAGCACAAGGTATTGAACAGAAATATGGAAGGGAAAACCTTGGATGGGACGACTTTGAATGGGGCCTATTAAGCGGGCGGTTATCAGCACTGGCGTGGGTTATGGGAGCTGATTGGGAAGAGTCTTTAGATACTTAGAGATGTCACCATTAATGAATTCTTCACGCTTACTACGATGAAAATGCCTTTTGGCAAATATAAAGGCTTACGCCTTGTGGATCTGCCCGACCCCTATCTGGTCTGGTTCTCCCGCCAAGGGTTCCCCGATGGTAAATTAGGCAGACTTCTGCAGACCGTTTATGAAATCAAACTCAACAGCCTAGAATATCTGTTCAAACAGAAATGAAGCTTTATACCGCTCAATACAAATATTCTGGCAATGACCGGTTTGATATTACCGTAAAAGGCAAAGACCCAATAGGCCGTTGTTTTGCACCCACTTGGAAAATGGTCATGGGGTCAAAAGACGGAAAAACCTTCTGGGATGAATATAAACAGATGTATCGGGAGCTGATGCAGAAATCTTACCGGGGAAATTTAAGCGCCTGGAATGATATTTTGGGCCGGGATGAGGTTATAATGGACCCCGAAATTTGAACCGGTTGCTAAGAGACACTTGACGTGCTAAAAGCCCGGTTCGATTTTCACAAGACAAAGGAGGTCTATGAGAAAGAATTACAGCGGAAAGTTCAAAGCAAAAGTTGCGATTGAGGTGATTAAGGAACAGGACACGATTGCTGAACTGGCATCTAAATACGAAGTCCACCGGTCCATACTGACCAGATAGAAGAAAGAGGCTCTTGATGGGCTTCCCAATATTTTCTCAACAGCCCAGAAGAACAAGAAGAAGAGTCACGACACACAAAATCTGATAGAGGATTTATACAAACAAATCGGTCAACTCACCGTTGAGAATGACTGGTTTAAAAAAAAGGTTGAGAGAATCAGTAGCTGACAGAAGGCTCCTGGTTGACAAAAGACATCCTGGGATCAGCATTACCAGGCAATGTCAGCTGCTTCAAATTTTAAAGGGAGCCCTGTATTACAAGTCGCAACCTATAGATTCATATACGCTTATCCTGATGGATCTATTGGATGAGCAGCATACCAAGACACCTTTTTATGGGAGCAGGCGGCTGACCGCTTACCTGAATACCCTTGGGCATTCAGTTAACCGGAAGCGAGTTCAGCGGTTGATGAAACTGATGCGGATAGAAGCCATCTATCCTAAGCCCAAAACGACCAAAAGGAATGAAAATCATAAGATATATCCATACTTACTGAAGGATGTCGTTATTGATAGGCCGGACCATGTCTGGAGTACAGATATTACCTATATCAGAATCGGGAACGGCTTCATGTACCTGACTGCGGTAATAGATTGGTTCAGTCGTTACGTGCTGTCATGGCGGCTCAGCAACACCCTTGAGAATACGTTTTGCATTGAAGTTCTTGAAGATGCACT